CAGATGATGGGACGCTGGGCGCTGTAGTATCGACGGCAGCAGTAGGGGCAGATGATATGTATGTTGACGATACGCCAATCTCGTTAACAGCCTTTACTCGAACATTGTACTGCTGATTATTCTGCAACCCGCTGATTACCGCTGGCGATGCCTTTGCATCCATTGTGAAATAATTGCTATCAGATGCTTTCTTCCACTCGACAACGTAATGATCTGTAAATGCATCATCTGCGTCAGTCCATGCAACATTAAATGCGGTGTTAAAGGTGCCGTCAGAGTTAAGGAACGAATCGCCTGTAATGTTCAGGCTAGTAGGAGCAGCAGCGGTTAGACCGTCATATAGCTCAACCTCACCTGCTCCTAGGTATACTTCTTCGTCTGAGGTAGTCCAGTCCCAGATAGATGGGGCAGTCTCAATCGCATCGACGTTGACTACAATCTGCCCTTCGGCAGTAAAGTCCATAGTATACCCGACAACCTCAAACACCTTATTTGAGTAACCTAGTCGAGCGTTAGTGACGTTGATATTGTCACCAATCTTAAAACGCAAAGCACTTAGGTTGCAGGGAATAGTAATCGCTTCTTGCTGTCTGCTGCGGAACATTGCGAGCTTGGCTATTCTTTGTGCGCGAACATTGTTGACAGTGAACGGAAGCGGCATATCAAGATAGATAGGGTCGCCATCAGCAGCAGCAAATGTGCTGGATAGCTGTGCGGGGTAATCGGCAAGAATATAGTTGTCATCCTCTGACAGGAAGACACCCTTAACACCGTTATAAGCGTTTCTCCTAGACTGCTTGGTCTGTATGCTTATATCACCAACAGCTACCGACTCATCAACGCTGTATGTCGGGGCCACATACTCTCCTGCGTAAATCTCAAACTTACCCGCAGAGAATACCAAACGGCCAATCATAGCTCCAAGCATTGAGTCAATATTAGACTTCATAGATGACGCCGTATCCACAACACCATCCATCGTGTATCTTTTCTGTGTACCACCAGCAGCAATCGCAACAGTTTCATCACAAACAGTAGCAGCAGCATCAACGCTAGAGGTTAGTATATTGGCAACTGACTCACCAAGTCCGTACTTGGTATCGCGGAGATAGTCATAAATACATAAGGCAGGATTTTGAGACCACGCTGTAGTGCTGGTGGCAGGGTTTAATACTTTCTTGCCTCGAATAACTGTCGAGATATTAGGCAAGCCATTGGCAAACTTATCTACATCATAGGTTAGCTGGATCGCCATGTAAGCTGTATCTAATAACTTATGGTCTGATGTCCACTTTGAGGATGCAGCAACTAGCGCACTGTCTGCCGTAGTCTGATCACCTTTATGGAACCCTATGCTTACATAGCTTCCCCAGTCTCCAACAAATGATCCACCATCCCAAATCTTGATATCGTTAAACCAGACTTCCTCATAGGCATCTATTTCATGTCCAGCTACAACAATAACCAGCCACAGGTATTTCTTATCTGCTCCGCTTGACTCCAAGTAAACAAGATTCCCGCCTATCCTAGCTCGACCATAAACAATCTTTCTAGAATGCGCGGCATCTCTTGAAGTTACCGACCTGCCACTCATCTGAGAGCCTAAATCTGGAGAAGGCATAAGGGCGCGAGAGACCATTGACAATCCTGCGCCAATCGCAAATGCAACAAATAAGTTAATACCTGTCTGGGCAATGATTGCCCCACCAACGGAAACTAAGCCTGCGACTAATGCAACTGCCATTATTAATCCTTAAAGCATTTAGAGTAAATGCGCTCGATTAAATCAAAGCCCATTCTGGTTAATAAACTGTCAAAAGGTATGTGAACTTTCGTATTTATATTCAGCAAAGAAACGCCATTCTCTCGGCAGTGTTCTTCTGCGTATTTTATAAGTTGATACCCTGTCGCGCCTTCTCTATGTTCTGGCAAAACAAATGTGACATCGTTATTGGCAAATACATGATCAGAGTAATGAATGCTTTGCGATACAATTAAAACGCAATAACCTACTAACTCGCCATCTGCCCTTGCGGTAAACACCCGCAAAACTCCAGAGGCATCTAGTCGAGCATATTCTTCCCAGTTTGGGTTCAGCTTGATAGTGCCTTTGTTAAGAGCAACCATTTCCCAATGCTTTTCTAGCAAAGGCTTAATCTCTTCTTTTACATTAGCTAGGCATTCATGGGCTATATTAATCATCTTTCTTCGTATGACCCTCCATCATAACTACCCCCATCGTCATAATGACCATTTGACGTTCCTGTTGCTCGGCCCCAGATAATGTCTTTATTTTGAATCGCAGTCACAAACTCAAATCCCGCATCATAGTTTGGATTAGGATCGCCATTAGCTAATTTCAAAGGATAATCAATCTTTTGATCTTCTGCGGTGTAACGCCTTACTTTAGACCGTTCAAACGCAATTAATTTATTCTCGCAAGCTATAGATATTGTTGAGGTGTCGCCTGACTCAGCGATAGTCATAGTATCCATAAAGCCAGCAAATATTACAGTCGGATTAGCCACTAGATTACCAGAGGCATCAAACGCGCCAAGCATTACAGTTATGGGCCTGCCCTGATATTCGTGATCTTTAGCTATCACAACCAAAGACGATTTGACACCCGTTAGCGTTACATTTAAGCCGCTTGCTTGCATGTCTGATGTTTCAGTAACTGCGCTAATGTTAAGCAGATCGCCAACACCAGTATAAGTCTCGCTGTCATAGGCAAGATCGCCAACACCAGACCATAGGTTTAATTCGGCAGGGCTTTCACTTGCAATTCCAGAACCTGAACCTGCACCAGTTGCAGTAAAAGTCACTCCAACTGTGTTTGCGCTTGCTCCAATAGCTGTAAAATCAGTATCACCAAGACTAACTATTTTATATTTATGACCTGTAAGAAAAGTACCTGCCGCAATATTTTGATCAAATACCATGCGGACAAGGAAGATAGGGCGAACCACATCAGCAGTTGATACTGCCTGCATTCCGCTAGATAGTGACCTACTCATAGTGCCTCAACCATAGCAAAGCTAAAACCCTGCAAACTAGCCTCATTAGTTGACCAAGACACATCATTTGATGCCATACGCCAAAGGCTCTTGGGTTGGGTAAAGTCTAATGCCTGACCAGTAGCTATTGTTTCTCGAAGGGGTGGCTGAAACTCTAAAGTTCCTGCACCTGCTGACTTGTCAGCCGTTACTAGGTAAAGATAACTGCCTAACTGAAAGTATGTGCCTGCCGATACTGCTGTACTGCCTGATGATGTTGTCAGGGTCTCTGATCGAATCGCAGTTGATCCGCTAGTCAATACTATCGCTGTGTCTGTATGCAACGGGCTGCCAAAAGTAAACGTACCTTCACGACCTTTCAATCCGATAATAAAAGCCTCAACTGACCTAGCATCTTCATATGGCATTGGCTTTAAAGTAACTTCAGCCTCCCACCTCGCGCCCTGATGAGTATATACCTGAGTATCTAAAGTAAAGGGAGATTCAGCAACAGCCACAACACGCTTTAGGCGCATTGACATATTCTGCACAAGCGTCTTGCCGTTTGGCTGAGTTGGAAAAGATAAAGGCATTCGTTATGCTCCGACCATTGCTCTTGAGAAGTTACCGCCACGCACCCTAGCATCTGCTACAGCGCCTTTAGCGGCTTGGGCTATCTGTGGCATTAGGCTTGCTATCTCGGCTCTAACAGTGCTTTGTATGCCTGTGGTGACGTTTATGGTTTGATTAACAACAACACCTGAGCCACCGCCCATATTGCCGTTAGAGACAATAGAGCCTGACTGATTAGGCACAAACATTTCTGGCCCGCGCTCACCAACCATGTAAGGTTGGCCAGATTGCACTGAACCACCAATTGCCTTGCCTGTTGGAGATGTAGTTGTTGGAAGCCCAAGCGCACCCCCTAAAGCCTGAAGCATTGGCTCTACAATCATATATTGGACAAACATTTTCATTAAAGCATCAACAACAAGTCTTGCCATATTTTTCATGGCATCGCCAAATGATTTAGCGCCAGTTATTGCATCAGTAAAACCCTGAGTTAGGGAGGATTCCAGCACTTTGCCAACTGAAAGCATATGATCTCTAAGGTTAGGCATTTTTCCTGCGACATCTTTAATTGCAGCGCCCCAAAGATTAAATATTGTTGGTGTTTTTTCAAGCTCTTTGTTGGTTTCTTTCAGGGTGCCAAATGCAAAAGAAGCGCTTTTTCCAAAATCAACAATAGCCTGACCAGCTTTTTTGATCTTGTCGGAAGTTTCATAGCCAAAAGCATTCTCTACAAAGATATAAGTTTCATCAAAATACTTTTTAACTCTGCCGAATACGTTTGCTACCTCATTAGCAAATGTAGTTAGAGCAGATACAGCATCACCAATGCTTATAACGAAATTGCCGAACCCAATGATAATTTGCTTTATCGTTTCACTAGCAAACTTTTCTATTGATCCGTTTGCTTCAGTTATAGCTGTCAGTAATTTGTTTTTCAAAAGGTCTGCTAGGTATTCAATAACTGGAGCAAGTGCTGCGGTTATCTGATCCCTAATGCCTTTGAACAAAGTAAACAGCTTAGTAAGTGCAATATTTGCATCTTCTACGCCTTGAGCTGCTCTGCCTGACATTACTACGCCTAGAGTTTCAGCTTCTTTGAACATCTCGCGCAAGCCATCTCTACCTGCTGCTAATGTGTTAACAAGCGAAACGCCTTCAGAGTCAAACAGTTTCATAGCAAGGCGAACTTTATCAGCAGAGCTTTGCACTTGACTAAACGCATCAGCAAGATCGAGCATTTGCTCATCCAAAGACTTCTTTTTTAGCTCATCTGCATTAATGTTTAACTCTTGTAAAGCGCCTTTAGCCTCTCCTGTACCTCTAGCTGCTTCCGCTAATCTTCGAGTAAATCTTTGCGCAGCCATATTTACAGTTTCAACAGAAACGCCTGTCAGTTGTGCTGCAAACTGGAATTTACTAAGAGCTTCGGTAGATGTACCAATCTTGTCGGCAGTTTTTTTGAGGCTATCTGTTGCAGATAAAGATTGCTTGATTAGCAAACCCATAGCCGCTGGGCCAACAGCAGCTATCAATGCGCCCTTCATTGAAAATGCAGCACTTGCTACACGCTTTAGGCCAGAAGTAACACCGCCAAATGCTTTCTGCGTTTTGTCGAATGCCCGTATCGTGATTTTTACATTCTCAGCCATCTTTCTCACTCAGTATTTTGTAGTAGGCCAACCACTCATTAAAGTGACTGACAGGCATCTGCTCTGCTTCTTCTATGCTCATGTGAAGGCGATCAGCCAAAGACAATAAATTCATCCTTGACGGATCGCTTCTTAGTTTCCCTCGGCTGCCTCTACAGATTCGATCTGTGCAAACATCTGATTAGCAATCTCACTAATTACATTAGTTTCTTCACCCATCAAATCAATGCGATCTTCGGCAGATGTAAAGAGCTTACTACCGCCCTCGTCCTCTGCTTTCATAACGATCAAATCCACCATCGCGCCAACCGTGGTGTTGTTCAGGAAGTTAGGGTGCTTCTTCTGTAGTTGATCTAAGTCATAGCAAGTAATAGCCCTGCAATACAGCTTAAATGCTCCAGATTCGTCACCCCATTCAGGCACTGATACTTCTCGCGCCTCAACCTTCCTTCTACTGCGTAACTCTTTAGCTAATCCCATGGTTTAATCCCCTTATGCTGTTGCTTCAGTTACTGCTCCGCTGCACTGGATGGAGAAGCTGGCTTCTACCATTCCGTCAAAAGAACCTGTAATAGAGCGTGAAGTTACGATGCCGCCACCAGAGAAATAAGATTCGCCAGTGCCAGTACCTGTTGGATAGATTTCAAAATCTACCGCAGCGCGTTCGTCTAGGATCAATTGCTGTGCATCAGCTTCGTCCCAGTAGCACTCGATAGTTACTGTATTGGTTTTTAGACCTTCTTTGTAAGATCGTGCGGTATCGCCCATTACTGAATCTTCAATGGTATCTGCTGAACCATCAAACGTGAAAGAACGAACCTCACCCACAACGGCCACAGAGCCGCCAGATGCCGCGATTTTTACTACACCAGATGCGCCTGTTTTAGTCGCCATGATAATTACCTCTAATTAAAGTTAAGTTGTGCCGCGAGTGTACTGATACAGAACGCGGATTGTCATAATGACCCCACCAACGGGATCAATAGAACCTTCGTCGATCTCGACTCTAGTGATCTGCGTATCTAGTGCATAACCACCACGCAAACGATCAACATCAAGACCCTCTTCGATTGCTTCGATAATGTTGTTTCGGGCTGAATCAATAACAGACCCTTTAACGTAGCAAATAAACTCGTAGTTGATAGTCGCCATACGCTGAGTGATTGACCCACCGATGCTGCTATCTTCTCTATCCTCATCTGCACTGCGTACAAGTATAGCTGGAAACTGTGCGCTTGATAACTTAGTGAAATCAAACGGCTCTCTCGTTACATACTTAATATCTACTGGCGTTTTAACCGCCTGTAAAGTAGCTACTAAGTTGTTTGCAATGTTCTCTCTTACACTCATTTCAACGCCCTAAAGAATACTTCGCCTAGTTGCTTTTCTTCTCTGCCGCTAAACCCAAAAAACGGCCTAGTCTTGTTATTCATTGCAGCCTTCTTTGACTCAGTAGCTCTAGTAAAGAATATCTCAGCCTGCCTACTGCTTGACCTTGAGGTCATTGAGCTTAACATCTGACCTGTAAACTGTAGGTCTGGATTAGTGCTTCTGCCTCTACTAGCCCTAAATGCTGCATAGATTGGCGTGTACTTCTTAAACTTGCCGCCCTTAAAGCCAACACCTTTACTGGTACGGGCTTCAATAATATTAATACCAACCTGAGCAGTAACCGATAGCGCCCTTTTGACACTATCTGATAGCTCTTTGCCCTTTTTGCCAATACGCTTTGCAACAGCCTTGGCATTGGTATCAATCTTTACATCCATTATCTATCTAACCGCTGCCCGACAGGCTGCTTCTCATCGTAGTCAACTGTGCCGTCACCATCTTCATCATAGTCAACGCCATCTGCCAATACAGATTCTAGCTCTTCACCGTATCGTGCCTTGTAGAAGTCGATCATGTTTCCGAATCGGTCGCCCTCTGTCCAGTTAGTCAACTGGGGTAGAGCATAACGCCATAGGACTAGGTAAGCACTAGCCATTGTAAACTGTGTTGCTGTGAGCTTAGTATTGTCCATCTCACCCGCTATGTTCTTTCTTGGCCACCACTTGATCCGTAGTTCACGCTGAATATCTGCCTGCGCTTTTGGGTGTTCCAATACAAAAGACTCGATACCTAGATCGAGAATATCGGGAATCAGTTTTAATAAATCTGCGTCGCTTGAGTAAGCCATTACCACTTCACCTTATCTGCCCAGTATGCCGCTGATGCTGTTTTATCTTTGCGGCCTCTTGCTATGTCTTTAGCAAACCGAGCTTTAAACGATCTGCGTTTAGCTTTGTCTGCTTCTGATTCGTTCTGGCGGGGAGGCTTGTTGTCTGCACCCTTCTGACCGAACCTAATTAGCTTTATCTTATCGCCTTCTTTAGCAAGTACAGCGTGGCTCTTGCTGTCATGCTTGGGGGTGCGCTTGGGCTTGTTGTAGCCCTCGAACCTTTCACCGCGATAAGTTATAGCCATATAAACCTCGTAAGAAAGCCCCCTCCGAAGAAGGGGCAGTCAGTCTTACAGTGCAGCGTCAGACAGAATCTCAACACCGAATGCATCGTCAAGCTCGGCAACACCATATACAGCAGTGGCGTTAAGCTCGAAGGCACGTAGAGACTCATCACGCTGAGGCGCAATGTTGAAGTCACGCTTCATAGCGATCATCAGAGCTTCAGGAGCAAATACAGCGCCTTTAGCGTCGTCGTTACCGTCGATAGCTACGTTAGATGACTCGTATACGTTGATTCCAGCGATAGTACCAACATAACCGTTGCGCATTGCTTCGTTTTGCAAGTCGCCACCATTGGGGTTAGCAAAGGTGTTGGTCAGGTTAGCTTTCAACTGGTAAGCCTGATAAGGATGTACTACAGCGTTGATCACGCCAGTTACCTTGTTGGCGCGCAGAGTAGCAGCAGCCTTGAACAGATCAGCTACAGTGATTTCAGCGCCAGCAGTACCGATAGAACCAGAGAAGCCGTCAAACAGGGCAATCAGGTCGGTATCAATCTTAGTGGCAATAGCGTTACCAAGAACAGTACCCAGCTCAACAGCAGGGTTGCCGTCACCGTAAGTAGCCATGTCAGTCAGCAGAACCTGTGCGCCTACTTCACCAACAGTTACAGAAACTGAGCTAGTAGATACAGTGGTGCTGGTCATGTCAGTGCCTTCGGTCAAGTCGGCAGCAGCGATTGCTGGGTACTTAGGAACCTGAATGGTCTTACCAGCTTGGGCTTGGATGTTGTACTGAGTAACCAGACCCATCATTAGTGATTGCTCTTCGGCAGTGAAACGAGCCTGAGCGACGATATTGACGAACAGGTCGTCGAGAGTTGTTGAAGTTGTTGCAGCCATGATAATGCCTCTAAATAAAATTAAGTTGTGGTTTGGTGGTTACTTTCGTTTCATAGCAGCAAATGCTTCTTTGCCGCCATCGCTCCAGTTAGCAACCATATCTGCCACAGATTGAGGCTTCTGTGTCGAGCCACCAGCGTTACCCATCGAGCCAGTGCCGCCTTGGGAGGCTTTGACCATGTGTGGGTTTACTGTCAAGAACTCTGCTACCATCTCATTAACTGATAACAGATCACCGCTGTCATTGTAACGCGGAGTACCGTTATCGTCTAGCACCTCTACATTGCCGTCATCTGACAGGCGTGTATTGGTTTTGAGTAGCTGAGACACTTGAGTTGGGTTTACAGCGTTATTGTTGGAAGCCGCGCCAAGAATCGCTCCATCTACTAGCGTCTGTTGCAGCTTGCTTTTATAACTCTGTATCTCCATGTCTTTCTTCTCGACCGTTTGCTTCAGGACTTTATCGAACTCCCCGCGCTCTTTCTGTCGCTCTAGCTCTGCGGCTTCTTTCTTTGCCAGCAGGTCTTTAGCTTCATCAAGGTCTACGCCTGACAGTCTTTTATCGAACTTGCGTTGCTCTCTAGCAACACGATCCGCAACAATGCGGTCTAGTTCTTCCTGAGTAAAGGTCTTGCTTTCCTGAGTTTCTACTGCCGCAGTTTCAGTCTCTGCTTGGTTTTCCATGATTTCATCGCTCATGTAACGTGCCTCTTAAAGAGTATTGGTGAATCGTTAGTCTAGCATAAATTTACGTTTTGGTTTTTTTCTTCTTTTTCTTAGGTCGTCCTACTTTGCTACCGTATGTACCTTTACCTGCTGGCATTATAATTCCTCTTCAAATACTGGTCTAAATTGATGTCCGCAGTTATAACCACCGCGAACGATGAAAGGGTCACCAGCGGCTTTACCAGCCCAACTGCCTGACCACAAATCTTGAATTTCTTCATCAGTAAATGTTTCGCCTTCATGCTCTCGACAAAAAGGTCTAGACGTTGCGATTATACGCCCAACATACTTCCACTTAGTTGCGCCAGATTCTTTACCTATTGCAGTGTTAACCGATGCATCGAACTGCATAAGGCTGTCATGTACCTGTTGTTTTGCATATTGAGAAAGCCTGCCGCCTGCTACCTCTTTTATCACCTGAACACTTGCAGCAAAACTAGCGCCTGTTAGCGTGTTCCTGTATACCTCTCGGCTAATAGCGTCAAGATACTCTGCGCCTATATCTTGGAAACCTTGAAACTGCAATGACTGCAACTGGCTAATTATGCGTGGATCAAGTTGCGTGAAGGTGCCGTAT